GATTGCTATTGAGTTTCATACCAATGGCGGTGGCCCTGGTGCTACCGGTGTTGAAACGTTATCCCGTGCTCATAACAAGCCGCTAGGGGCTGAGCTGTGCCGTGTGACGGCTGACTTGCTGGGCATTCCTAACCGTGGCGCTGAGCCTAGCTGGAAGAACCTAGCGATTTTCACCGGCTGAGCCTGGCTTCAGGAACAGCTCGTGGACAGCGGCGCGGTCTGCGTTGGCACGACGGCGAAGTGATTCATAATCGGCAAGCAGCTGAAGTAGATCCCGGTTATGGGAAACGCGGCGCTCTGGTTCATTAAGGGGCGTTACCAGATGGGCCGGTAGCTCGGGGATCATTACCATCGGCACCGTTACCCCCCCGGGGGATGTCGCGCACCCAGTCACTAACAGCAGCAGGCAGAGGCTGACTAGCCCAATCATGTGTCGTCGCATCGTCTCTCTCCAGTTGCCGCGCCGTGTCGCGCATCATGTCTACTAGCTCAGCGTCACGCTGCAGCTGCTCATCACGTGCCGAGAGCACCGCGCTCAGCGTGTCGATCTGCTCACGCTGCCAGCGCTGGTGCTCCTGCAGGATCGCCACCTGATCGTGGGCTCGAGCCAACCGGCTCTCCGTCACCGAGAGCTGCAACGCATACTCACGCGCCTGCATGCCCGCATAGACCGTGATGCCCAACAGCCCTGCAATCATCCAGCCTGATAAGTTGCCCATGATGCGCTTGATCATTTCAGCCACCTGCCAACCAGCTTTTCGTAGAGTTCATCCGCACGGTTACCGAACCACTCCGTGCCTTTGAACGCGATGAAGGCACCGATCGATGCCGCCAACCCACCCGGTAGCCCCAGGTAGTGCAGCACCGGGAACAGTCCGAACGTCAGGCAACCGCACAAGATGGCCTCCAACCACGACTGCCGCGCCTTGTTGCCCGCGTGCAGGCCACGAATCAGCGCCACGACGAACGCCAAACCACCGGCATAGATCTGCGGCCAAGCCAGCGCGATATAGGTCAGCAACTGCTGCCAAAGGTTAGGGTCACGTCCCGGCATGAGAGAGCTCTTTGTCGAATGAATGTCACGCCGCCCGCGCCGCGTCCGCGATCACGCCCGCTACTGCATCCACCAACGCGTTGTACTGCAGCTTGAACTGATACAGGTCGTTCGCGTTAGAAAGGAAAAACAACTCAAAGATGATGCCGCCGCCATCGCTCACGAACGCCAACCGCTCGTGATAACCAGCGTTCTCAGGCTTAGCGCCCCGGTTAGGAATGCCCAGCAAGTCAGCCGTCACACGGCACAGCTCAGCCCCTAGCGGCTTGTTATGAGCACGGGATAACGTTTCAACACCGGTAGCACCAGGGCCACCGCCATTGGTATGAAACTCAATAGCAATCTCAAACTGCTTAGCGATACGCACTGCCTCGCCTAACGGCAGGTTCTCCCCCGGCTCACCATCCAGCGCATGCTGAATGCCCAAGCACCTCAGCCGCACGCTAACGTCATCGCGGAACAACTGAACGATATCCGCTTCCTTGTAGCCATTCGCCACGATGCCCGGCACCGTGCTGCTATGCCCAGCCGATATCATTACCGACCGGCGCTGGGGTGGCCGCTGCGGCACCGTTTTCACGTGATCAATCCACCGCATGCCCATCGGCCACCTCCTCAAATAAAAATGCCCCGCACAGCCGAAGCCATGCGAGGCACCGCCCACCACGGCGGGAGCACTGGTTGTCTAGCGCCCAACAAAAAGCCCCAGCGGGTAAGCTGGGGCTTCGTGGTGCAGGCGCATCTACTAGACAGTAGCTGAATGGTGGGCCATGACTGCGGTGGCATCAAGCCGTTTTTAATGCCAAACGAAAAAACCAATCGCAGCGTTGGGCATGGTTAGTCAAGCATCGAAACACTTGACGTTTAACCACTCTTTTTCTGCTTACTGCGGCTCCGCAGGTGCTCCCTTAGCTCGATGTGTAGCTTGTGAAGGCGGTCGTAGTACGTGCGCTCAGCCAGCCCCAGACGTGCCGCTTTCGCGTCGTTGTAGCCGTTCCACAGGTAATGCTCGTGGGCCAGCACCTGAAGCTCATCGCTCAGCCCGTTGACCGCCTGCTGCACTTCCCAGGCTGCCTCATCCATATCACCAAGGCCCATCAAATCCTTCGAGCCCTTGGACCCGCCTGACGGCATCACGCCCCCAAACTCCGCCAAGCGTCCCAGAGGTGAGCATTGACGCATTCCCCGGCCTTTCAGCTGATCGGCCCAGTGGTGCAACAAATCGTCGATCTCTTTCAGCATTGGTTTGCTCCGTGGTGGGTCGGTAACAGCCAACAGTTTAGGCAGAAGGTGCGCCGCTGAGGTACTGCGCACGAGAGAATAGCGGCTCAATCATGCGCATGAACTTCATATACTCGTGCGGATCGTTACGAACCAGAACCGCCCATGGCATCGTGGAAGAAATATCCTCCACCTGGAAGACATACGCATACTCACTGAACAAGCCCTCACGATCAGCCTGCTCAGCGTTCTCGCTAGGAACCCAAGCGGTGTAGACCATCTCGAGGTCTTCGCTGAGCTGCCATCCCTTTGCCTTGAGAAGATCATCCATAGAGCCATAGTAACGGATGAAGTTTTCAAACATTCGCTCGGCCAAGCCATCTTCCAAAAAATGATAAACCTTCATGCTGTTCTCCTTTTGGTGGTCGCTTCTAACCCTAGATCAATTCACCCCAACCCTAGACACACCGTAGACACTTAAAACTTTAATACTTACATAGCTTTATAAATAACTGTCTAGGGTGTCTAGGGTGTCTAGGGGTCTGCCTATATAGGGAATCTTGAAAAGGTCGTGTGGATAACTACCTAGTAACAGCGTGCGCGCACCCGCGCGCGCGTATGAAACCCTAGACACCCTAGACAGCTACGCATAACCCATTGTTTAAGATTGGTTTTCATTGTCTACCCTTGGCATAGAACAGCCTAGACATAGCCTAGTCACCCTAGACATTAATCATCGAGCGGTGAGCCGCCATACGGCTTGACCCAACCCTGGCACTTATCCCAGCTCGCAGGGTTCCAGCCCGCTTCTAATGCCTGGTCCCTAAACGCCTTGACCAAGGCACCCAGCTTTTTACCATCGCTCAGGTCTACCCCATCAGGTGGGTTCGGGAGGAAGAAGATAGAGCGCTTTCGGGCGTTATCCATGTCATACCACCAGAGCTGCTTATCCGTCTTGAGCACCTGCGTACTGATAAACAAAGAGAACTTCGTTTCGCTCATGGTGTGCTCGCGGTTCTTACTGCACCACTCAAGGTAGAGGTCGTGAACATCCTGCGTCCTAGCCACCGTGAAAGGAACACCTAAGACGCCATCCCGCCATGCCACCAAGAAATTCTCCCAGCTTGCACGGCTCAGTGCCACCAGCCGCTCACGGGCGGGCGTCTTCGGCGGCCGTGTGCGTTCGTCAAAGTCGCCGGTGTCATAGTTGAGTAGGTAGTGATAAAACGCCTCGATGCCGCCATTCACCAGCTCGCGGCCTATCGCTTTGCTCGCTTCAGGAGGCAGTGTCTTCTCGGGCCAAATCACCAGCATACGCCGGTCATGCTCGCTGATCGGCCACGGCATGATCTCATTGGAGAGAAACGCCGCATTCATGTAGTTGGCCTGTTCCCAGCCGTTCATGAATTTAGCCTCAACGCGCATCGTCTTGCCGGTGACCATGTGCTTGATCTTGCCGACCTGGTTATAGCGCTGGTCGCGGCTCACGACCTCCTCGAACACACCGTAAAGCTTACTCTCCTGCCACTGGTTCCAGTTCATCTCCAGCTGAGCCTGCCCCACCGTGGCCGAATAGATGCCGTAGATCGCCCCCATGATATCCGACAACAGCAACGACTTGCCCGACCCTTCGATCGTCGAGTGAGCCAGCACCGCAGTATCTAGCTTGGCGCCTAAGTTCTGCAGCGGGTAAGCCAGCCAGCACGTCAGCCAGTGCGTCGCGTCTGGATCGTTGCTACATAGCCACTGAATCAGGTAATGAATCGACTTGCATCGCTCGGGCGCATCGACCGGCTCCAGTGGCAGCCCCTCAAACGTGTTGATATGCTCGCCTGGGCTCTGCGTCATGCCCGGGTCGAAGATCAAGCAGTCATGGGGAATTTGCCGACGCTCTGGCGAATTGATCCAAAGCGACCACGCATCCCCCAACGCCAACTGCACCGCCCTGGCGGGCAAGCGCTGCTTTAGCTGGCGGTCCCATATCTCTTGGGTACCGTCCAAATAAACGTAACGCTCAGTCGGCGGCATGCCCATTTTGCCGCGGCTCGCCTTTTGCTTACCCGCCAGCTTCGCCTCTGCCACCTGCATGCGCGCCTGGTCCGGGTCGATCAGCTTCTTATCCTGACGTTCCACCCACTCTTTAGCTAACGACTTAGAGGTCAACGCCTCAAACGCACCCCACTTGATCAACCGCCGTCGCACCAGGTCATATACCTGCTTCTCACCTTCCAGCAGCGCAAAGCGTCGATGAACGCTTTCGCTATTCCATTCTGGCGCCTCCCCCACTCCCCCCGAAGGTGCAGCAGCGGCCACCGGTGCCGGGGGCTGCCATTCAGAGGGGGCCGGGGGGAGTTCTGCATCATTCGCCGCGTCGGCTAATTGCGCGCTAATTTGCTCACGCACGGCCGCAAGGCCACGCGCTGCATGAAGATCGTTCCAATCCGGCATTAGGCCACCTCGCCTAGCTCAGCAAATACGGCACGGCAGCCATATTCAAACGCCAACGCTTCCGCTTTGGTTCTGCCGGGATTCCCTTCCGTCTCCACGTCATCATCACCGCAGATCACCAACTGCGCTTGCGGGTACAAGTCGCGCAACTGAGGCACCACACGGGCCATGTTGCCCGCATCCAAAGCTACCGCCACCGGCCACCCCATCGCCTCATGAACGCTGGCCCCGGTGGCATACCCTTCCACCACACCAATAATGCTAGGCGGCTCCTGCCAAGCAATACGGTGCCAGCAACCACTCTTACGGCCAAACTTTGGAAACAGCTTTGTTCCCTTTCCGTTGATCACTTGCAGCGACCACAGCACACCGCCGCCATCGTAAAGCGGCAGCACCACATCACCCACACGAAGCTGAAACAGATGTAAGTGGTCCGGACGAGGCGAAGGCAGCTGGTCAAAGAAATCCTTCACCTCACTGCCCGCCCACACGCTGGCCGCTTCTACGTTGGCATCAATGCTCACCAGCACCGCCCGCTTCACGAACAGCACACCATGAGCACCCACGCCTTTGGTTTCCAGGTACGCTGCTGAACCTTCCGCCGTTAAATGCCTTTCAACTACCTGCTGGCAAGCCCGAGATACCGCCTGTTGCATACGGGCCAACTTCGCCTGATCGGCTTCTACTTGCGCGGCTGCCTTACGGCGTCGCTCCTCCTGCTCAGCCTTCAAGCGCTTCCGATCTTCCGGCGTCATCGCCTTTCGCTCACGCTGCCAGCCGTTATCACTCGCCAGCTTGATGATGGTGCCCAATCGCACATGGCCCACCTGCAAGCTACGCCACACGCTTTTGGCATCCGCCGCGTTATAGCTCGCCCCGCCTTGGCTCCATTCGTCCCAGGCAAACCAACCATCATCGCCATACTCGGTCTTGACGGCGTTGCCGATGCTGACCCACGTATCGCGGTCATCGGCGGGGATGTGTGTCAACGCTAAGCGCAATTCGTCTATGCTAAGGAGGTCATTCATACTTCACCCCCAAAGGCAGAATTATGCAGCTTACACCTACCCATATTGAAATTTTGAAACGTGCAGTCCCTTTGAAACAGACAGAGATTGATGCAAGCCAAATGGATGCAACATTTGAGGAAGTGATCAAATGCTGCGAAGAGCTTGAACAAGAGAGCATGCTTGATTTTGAGGATCCAAGAACTCAGCTTGGTACAAATCGCGAACTTCCTAGCTTTAAAAACACCAATCAAAAAATTTGGATTACTATCTATCCCGCTGGCTTGAGAGCAATTGGTAAGTAGAGTTAATTGCATCACCGCCCCTCCAACACAGACTGACAGGTCACACACAGCTGAACCCCCGGCAGCGCCTTGCGGCGCGCTGCCGGGATCGGCTCGTCGCACTCCTTACAGATCGCACGGCTAGCCAGTTCACTCGGGCGGTGCTCGCGGGCCTTCAACGCCTGCTCAGTACGCCACTCGATGTAGTCGTTGGCGATATCGGCCTTATCCATGGCTCACCTCCCCATCGAACCGCTGGGCGCAGACCAACAACGCCTGCACCGCGCCAAACAGTTGGCCTTTCAGCTTTTCCAGCTCCGCCTTCTCGTGGTCGTGATACTTGCCATCGCGGCGGTGCTCGCTGATCCGCGTGAGCAGTTCAGACACCTGGCTGGAGAGGTTCGCCACCGAGTTCAGCAACTGTTGCTCGCTGCACTCGTCCGTCGCCTCCTGGTACTCGAACCAATGCGCCCCCGGCACCAGGGCCAGCAGCGAATCCAGAATGCGCGGGTCACGGGTGGCTTCCAGCACGTGCTCGAGGTCATCGATGGTGAGCTTGTGATTCTCGGCGTTGGGGTTCAAGCGATGCTGCAGCGTGGTAGCAGGCAGACCGTAGATGGCGGCAATGGCCTTGCCGCCGCCTGGATAGTCGCGCGCTGCGTGGTACAGCGCCAAGCTGAGGGGCAGGATTTCGCGCTCAGCGCGCTCCTTTGATGTGGGCCAGCGTTTAGACATGGCATTACTCCCGTTTCTATGCCATGCAACCCGCCCGCCAATCGGTTATATTGGGGACGTGCTGCATTTCATTGCATTGGTTTGCGCACAGCAGAGCGGGCCTGTGGTGGGCATTCAACCGCTCTGCACTTCGCCGGGGGAGTAAACCTGTGGTGGGAAGACCTCCCCTGGCACCTCCAAGCCGCTGGTTAGGCGGCTTTGTTATTTAGCTCTTCTGCAGTGACGCCGTAGTGCATCAGCACCTCTGACAAGGAGACGTTGCCTTCACTGGCTTTGGCTAGCTTGCGCATGTACCTCAATGAAGCTGCCTTTCTGGCTTTCAGCACATGCACTCTCAAATAGCCCGCTGAAGTACCAACACGTACAGCATAAGCTTCCAGTGGGTTCACGCCTCGCGCATCAGTTCGGTCAAGCTCTCGAAGATAGTCATATAACTTCATAGCAGCCTCGATACTACCTATATGGTATTGGCTTATCAATACCCAAATGCTCGTTTACCTTTTAGGTAATGTCAAGGAAACTTGGCTCATGGATATCAAAACTACGCGCCGCATGCGCGTTCAGAGCCTCATCAAAGAGCGTGAACTGACCCTCAAGGCTTTTGCGGACAAGATCGACCGCAGCCAAGGCCAGGTAAGTGCCATTGCAGGAGCCTCAGCCCACAAGGGCATTGGGGACGCATTGGCACGTCATATCGAAAACTGCCTCCACCTTCCCCACGGTCACCTTGATCAGCCCATCGCAGACAACAATGCCTCGGTCATCACAACTACGACTTCGCGCCAATTACCCGTGCTTGGCCTAGCATCGGCAGGGAAGCTCATGGAAAACATCCAGGAAGCGAATGTAACAGAATACGTAATTGCTCCAGGCCCGACTGGCCCTCAAGCTTTTGCCCTTCGTATCGAAGGGATCAGCATGGAGCCCCGCTTCCAAGAAGGGGACAAAATCGTTATCGACCCTGACCTGGAATGGAAGAACGGCGATTACGTCTATGCCATGCGCATTTCGGATAATCACGGCACTTTCAAGCAGCTGCGTTGCGAAGATGGCGAGATGTACCTCTGTGCAACAAACCCTAGCTTTGAGCCGCGTTACACACGAATGGATGGTGAGTGGACCATTCTTGGAAAGGCCAGATGGCGAGTAGAAGACCTCTAGAATAATATTAGGGATTATCAATGCGTGGAATTGATACACACATCAAAGAAGTACTGAACGAAACGGCGCACAAGCTCGAGCAGCACAACCTACTTGAGTGTGCTGTAATCGCTTACGTCGGCCCAATTCATCCGCAAATTCTCGACTCATTTATTAGCAAAATCGAGCAAGTGCGAGCCCGCATTGACAAGGTACCTGATCACCCGAATCCGCGACGACTTGCAATAGTTCTCACTACTGGTGGAGGAGTGGTTGAAGTCGTCGAAAAAATGGTTCAAGTGACACGTCGACATTTTGATGAGGTTTTCTTCATTGTCCCAATGGAGGCAATGTCGGCAGGCACAATTTGGTGTATGTCTGGTGATAAAATTTTCATGGATTACACAGCATCTCTTGGCCCAATAGACCCTCAGGTGCAGAACCCAGAAGGCCATTTCGTGCCCGCTCTGGGCTATATTGACAAGGTCAACGAAATTATCAGCAAGGCGCCTGGCACGATCAGCGACGCTGAAGCGATGATGATCAATCGCCTTGACTTGGCCACGTTGAGGCGGTACGAGCAGGCAAGAGATCTATCTATAACTCTTCTCAAAGAGTGGCTAGTACAATACAAATTTAAGAATTGGACTCAACATAGGACGCATAACCCTGGCACCAATGTCACCAGCGACCAAAAGGAGCAACGCGCACGCGACATCGCGACGCAACTCAGTGATAATAACCTTTGGCATTCACATGGTAGGATGATCAGTATTGACACCTTACGATCTAAGCTCCATCTTGAGATCGAAGATTATACGGAACAAAGAGAGTTTCGAGAGCATCTAAAAGCGTATGCAGGGATGCTAGTAGAATACATAACACATAATAATCAACCATTTATAGTCCACACCACGACGGTAGGAGCAACATGATGAAGACTCTAGCTCAAAGAGTCTCTGAGCGTTTGGATGTAGAAATGCACTCAAGCAACCGCCCAAATGCTGAAAGACTCACTAAACTTTCTGAGCAATTTGCCTCTTTAGAGAGCAAAGGACATGTTCAAAAAGACAGATTTAGCGCTATGCCACCCACTGCGCTACATCCGCTAGGGTCCTCAAACCTTCAGCTCATGTAAGATCGAGTCAAAAAAGACGGCCTTCGGGCCGTTTTTTTATATACCAATGATACCCCAAAGGTATTTACAAAATACCAAACAGGTATTAGCCTAGCTCCTACACGCCCACCACGTGTAGGAGAAAGCTATGCCAACCAATGCAAAATCATGCCGGGTGTACATGCACCCGGCCGCAGGTAACAGCCACATCGCCATCGCGGCCATGCAAGCCACTACAGGCCGTATTGCCGCCCGGCGCGCTGGCTCTAAATCCCGCACCATCTATCTGCTCACGCCTGAAGAAGCGGCCCGCTATCGCCGCCAGGGTGGTGCGGCATGAACACCATCACCCAACTTCCCGTTCCGGCGCTGACCCAGGCGCACCGCGATGCCATGGCTTACATCCAAGAGCTGGCCATCACGATCACCCTGCAGGGCGTCTATTGCGTCAGCGCTGAATACGCAGGCGTAGGGCATGTTTTCCGTGCCAGCGTGCTGCTGTTCAGCGAACTGGCGAAGGACAATTTCAAGGCGCACCAGTCCTACACGGTTTATTTGCCCGGCATCGAACGCTGTGCTGGCCATGCTGCACTGGATGAACTGCAGGCCGTCGCCCGTGCGCTGGAAGCCCTCCTAACCCCACCCACAGGAGACGCCGCATGAACGCCCCCCAACGCCCTCAGCCGCCCCGCGTGCTCGGCCAGCGCTACACGTTGCAAGAAGCGGCTGCGCTGCTTGGCACTGGCCGCAACACGCTGTGCAAACGCCTGCGCGAGCTCGGCATGCTGGACGCCCAGAACCTCGGCACACGCCCGCACACCAGCACCGGCCGCCTGATCGTCGAGCTGAAAGCGTACGAGAACCCAGGGCTCGGCACCGAGCGCCTCTATGGCAAAACGCTGGTGACCGAGCGTGGCCTGCTCTACATCGCCAACCGCCTGAACATCCGCATCCAGCGCGACGCCGCCAACGACGGCTGAGCCATTACCCGTTTCGCGACGTTGCCCACGCAACGCCGAAAACCCCGGCCAAACGGCCACCACCACGTAAGAGGAAACCAACCATGGCAAACGAACCGACTTCCACCGATATCAACGCCCTACTGGACGACCTGGACGCTGGCATCTTCCGCGAAAAGCTGGCCCGCGCCCTTTCGGATGCCGCCGCAGGCTGCGTCCAGCACGGCAAAGCCGCCGACGTCACCATCAAGTTCAGCCTGAAACAGATCGCGGACAGCTCGCAGGTCGATTGTGCCCACAAGCTCAGCTATGTGGTACCCACGGCAAAGGGCAAGCGCAGCGAGGAAAACACCACCAAAACGCCGCTGTACGTCGGCAAAGGCGGCAAGCTCACGCTGTTCCCCGAGAACCAGGGCAAGTTCGACTTCCAGCCGGAAGGCCAAGGCACCACCCAACGCGCCTAACCAGCGCACGGATTCACCCAACCCCCACCAACGCAAACCAATGCAAAAGGAATGATCATGGACCACCAAGCCATCGAAAAGATTGAAGCCCTCGTTCACGCCGCGCAGATCGGCAACCCCGGCACCGACACCCCCACGATGCTGGTACCGAAGGGCTACGAGCTGCAGTCGCTGGAAAATTTTCAGCAATCGCCCGCTCGCTTCCGTGGCAGCTTTACCACTAGCTCCATTGAAGACTACGCCGCCTACGTCAACGAAGAGGATGAATCACGCGTCTTCGTCAACGTAGACGCCATGTCAGCCAAGGCGTTTTTTGACCTGGGCAACGCCAATGAGCCAGGCCACGGCGACCACACTGCCACGCTCAGCTTGGAAAAAACCAGCGCCTTTGTGGCGTGCCTGAATGCCCACGAAAGCGCGTTTGGCCAGAAAGAGCTGGCCCACTGGATTGAGGACTGGCACCACTGCATCACCGGCATCGATAGCAACGGCGTCGAGATGACTGCTCAAAAACTCGCCGCCGCCGTTCGCCGCATCGAGATCAAGGCCAGTTCCGAGCGCGTATCGGAGGATCGCGACTGGGGCAGCAGCCGGTCCGGCATGGACGCGCTGGATGCCAGCGCCGGTGATAGCACACCCGATATCATCCGCTTCCACTGCCTGCCCTATGAGGGGCTGTCGTTCCGCACGTTTGATATTCGCGTCTCTATCCTCGCTGACGACAGCAAGCCGCGCTTGAAGCTGCGCATTATCGGCCTGGAAGCCGTCAAGGAAGAGATGGCGAAAGAGTTCAAGGACGTACTGGCCAATGAGCTAGACGAACACAGCACCCTGCTACTCGGTGCTTTCAAGAAGTCGTAAGCCAACCCGCACCACCTCCCCGCCGCTGCCCACCACCAGCGGCGGGGCTTTACCACCACGGAGCAAACCGATGCACTTTCACCTATTGTTCGACCACCCCCTTTTCGAAGAGCAGCCAGTAAAAGACGTACTGGAACCGTTCGGCTTCCTCGTGCACACCAACACCTACGAACTCCCCCTCGATGAAAGCGATGGCGAAGAGTTTACGCGCTACCAAGCAGACCCTTCGGCGTACATCGAGCAGCTGGAGAACACCGCCCCCACGGGTTACACCGAGATCGCCCGCATAGAGAACGAAGACGGCATTCTGATCGTATCCGTCCTCGCCAAACACGTCTTTGCCCAATTGCTACTGTGTGCCGACAGCACCTACGCAGGTGACAACAGCCGGATCGCCAGCCCGTTTGCCGACGTCTACCACGAGCGGATGCGGCAAATCACGCTGGAAGAGTTCAGCCGAGAGCATGACGACGGCTACACAAAAGGCGAGCTGGCGGCCGCCGCTGAGTCGTACGCAGGTATTGCGGCCACCGCGATACTGGAAGGCAAAACAGCGACTACTCAATTTCTTACGTCTCAGTGGCCGTTTGCCCGCAAGTGGTGGAAGCCTACCGACCCACGCCGCGACCTGGTGAAGGCCGGAGCCCTCATCGCCGCCGAGATCGAGCGCCTGGACCGCGCCGCCGCAAAAGCTGCCGCTGCTGGGGGTGACGCATGAACACCCAGCAACAGCACCCCGAAGCCAGCCCGCAGTACCCGCAGTTTCGCTTCATCGAGTTCAACAAGCGCCGCCAGATGCGCGGTGCCGAGTGCGCCCGTATCGAGATCATCTATGCAGAAGGCGATATGGATTGCATCTGGATGAGCGCCGGCGAACTGCAAAACAACATCCGCACGTGGGGCCCACACGCAGCACTGACCGAAGCCCTCAAGGCCTACGGGCAAGGGGGCCGGGGATGAAAGCCCTTATCAAAGCGGCCCGCATCCAGCAGCTCAAGAAGCGCGCCCGCCGCCTGTACATCGCCTATGTAGAAGCCCACGACCACCTCGGTTGCGGCCACCACCTGGCGGACCATCTCACCGGCGGCCGCCGCAAGCGGCTCGCCAAAGCATTCAACGCCACCGTGGACCGGCTAGCAGCCCTTCGCGCTAACCCACCTAAGGAGCGTCTGCTATGACTCAAATTATCGATATCAGCATCGACTTAGAAACGCTTGGCAAATCCACGAGTGCCATCATTTTGGCGATTGGCATCGCTGACAGTAACGGCATTGGTTTTACTGTGATGCCAAGCGTCGCTGAGCAGCTCCAGGAAGGCCGAACTTTAGATGACGATACGCTCCTGTGGTGGCTAGGCCAGAGCGACGCAGCACGCAACGCTTTGAAAGGGCCTCGCGTAAGTCTTAAATCAGCTCGCATGACTATCACTGATTTCTTTAGCGAAGCCATAGAGCACTACGATGAATATAGAGTTTGGGGCAATTCTCCCAGCTTCGATTGTGAGATTCTAGGCAGCTTTCTTGGCAGCAAGCCATGGCCTTTTTACCTTGAGCGGGATGTACGTACTGCCCGTGAAATACTGGAAAGTCGCACCAAGCCGACTACACCGCATTCTGCGCTTAGCGACGCCCAAGCGCAGCTTGAAGATGTGTTGCGTTATCGCCAAAAAAGGAAGGCACCCTGGGCAATAGAGCCAGAGGTGGGCAAATGAATCAACAGCATTCACATTGGCGCGCTCAATATGCTCTAAAAGCCTACGGGCAAGGGGGCCGGGGATGAGCTACGAAGCATGGCGTATTTCATTTCAAAACTCTGAGCAGGCCGCGAAGGCGGCCTTTGAAGAAGCCCAGCGATATAAGCGAATGTTCAACATGTCGATCGACAGCATTGTTGAACTGACTGAAGCCGTGGGTATCCGCAAAGAAGATCAAACCATGGGCGGCACCGTCCAGACGTTGGCCGCGATTGAGAAGCTAAAGGCGCGGCGGGATAAGTGGAAAGCACGGGCGCTGGAGGCTGAACAGGGGAACCGTGGAGAACCGTCACCCAGCACTACTCTTGCCCTCCGCGATGTTCTTCAGCAATCAATAGGCATGGAAAAAGCAGCGCTATTCATAGAACAGAAAGCCAATAGCTATAACGAAGAGCATGGCGACACAGACCCATCGACTGGCCATCGTGAATACCCTGGTGATGGTGAAGAGTATTACAACGAGCTGATGGAACTAGCTGAAGAGCTTCGCCTACAAGCCAACGGGGGCACCCAATGAAACGACTGCCTCCCCACTGGCGCACCCAGTACGCCCTAGACTACCAGGGTGAAATCAACGTCGATCTATTTGCGGGCGGCGGCGGTGCGAGCACCGGCCTAGAGATGGGCTTGAAGCGCCCCGTGCACGTCGCCATCAACCACGATCCCGACGCGATCAGCATGCACACAGCCAACCACCCGGGCTGCGAACACTACCAAAGCGATGTCTACGAAGTGGACCCGCTTACCGCCACACGCGGCCAGCCGGTTGGCTGGCTGCATGCCAGCCCCGATTGCACCCATCACAGCCAAGCCCGCGGTGGGCAGCCACGCAAACGCGCTATCCGCTCGCTAAGCTGGGTCGTTCACAAATGGGCAGGCCTAGTTCGCCCCCGCGTGATCTCGCTGGAGAACGTTGAGCAAATACTGCAGTGGGGCCCACTCGTCGCCAAGCGCTGTAAAGCCACCGGCCGCGTTATGAAAATCGACGGCACCGTTGCCGCACCAGGTGAGCACACGCCGATCAATGAACAGTTCCTAGTGCCCTGCAAGAAGCGCCGCAGCCAGAACTGGCGGCACTTTATCGGCGGTTTGCGCGCCCTGGGATATGTCGTCGAGTGGCGCACCATTGCCGCGTGCGACTTTGGCGCACCCACTACCCGCAAACGGCTTTACCTCATTGCCCGCCGGGATGGTCAACCCATCGTCTGGCCTGCAGCTACTCACGCACGCAAGCCCGCCAAGGGCCAACAGCGCTATGCATCGGCGGCATCCTGCATCGACTGGTCGGATCTAGGCAAAAGCATCTTCAACCGCCCGCGCCCACTCGCAGAGAACACGCTGAAGCGCATCGCCAAGGGCATTGATAAGTTCGTGATCAATTCTTCCCAGCCCTTCATCGTGCCGATCGCCAACTACGGGTCCGGCGAAGTCGTTCAACCCATCAGCGAGCCGCTACGCACGATTACCGCATGGCCCAAAGGCGGCAGCTTCGCCGTGGCATCTCCTTGCTTAGTCCAGCTCGCTCACGGCCAAGGCAAACCCGGTGGCGTTCAACGCTGGGGAATCGGCAGCCGCGACATTGAAGAGCCGATGAACACAATCACCGCCAGCAGTGGCATGGCAGTGGCAACCGCGTTCATGGCGCAAATGAACGGCGGATTCTACGAAGGCGCAGGCCGCGCCGCCGATGACCCGCTAAGCACGATCACCGGGCGCGGTACTCAGCAGCAGATCGTGACAGCGCACCTGATGGTACAGCGCAGAAACCAAAGCGGTGCAGACGTAAACGAACCGCTGCACACCATCACCGCCGGGGCCAACCACCACGGCTTAGTGCATTGCACCCTATCGCCTCAGGTAGAAGAAAGCGCCCTGCAGGTGGCCGCATTCCTAATGCGCTACCACAGCACCGGTGGCCAGTGGGCAGGCCTGCAAGAGCCGATGACCACCATCACCACCAAAGACCGGCTGGCGTTAGTGACCGTCTATATCAAAGGCACGCCCTACGTCATCGTGGATATCTGCCTTCGCATGCTCAAACCCCGCGAGCTCTACCGCGCCCAAGGGTTTCCCGATAGCTACATCATCGATCGCGGACACGATGGAAAACCGTTCACCATCACCGCGCAAACCCGCATGTGCGGCAACAGCGTCAGCCCGCTGCCCATGGCCGCGCTCGCGGCCGCTAACGATCACCAAGTCATCGAACGTCACATGGAGGGCGTGGCATGAAGGAACACACTTTTGGCATTAAGTCCGAAACGATGCCAAGCCAAAGCGCCCCTGCAACCTGCACACTTCCAGGAGGCGACCATGCTAGCCATTGATCACGTCACCATCGAGCGCTTCAGCGAGCTGACCGGCTACAGCGAGTTTGCGATCCGATCGAAGATCAAGCGCGGGGATTGGCGGCAAGGTGAGCAGTTTTTCAAAGCGCCGGACGGGCGAATACTAATGTCACTTGAGGGGTATGCACGGTGGGTAACCAAGGGAGCAGTTACGAAGGGGTCCGGATCGCTTCGAGCCGCAGTATCGAAATCGACTTCTACTACCAGGGCACCCGCTGCCGCGAACGGCTCAAGCTCGAGCCCACCCCCGCTAACCTGAAGAAAGCGGCGCGCCATCGCGCCGCGGTCATTTCATCGATCGATGCCGGCACGTTTGATTATCAAGTCACCTTCCCCCGCAGCAAGAACGCCCGCAAGTTCATGCGCCAGGATCGGGTCGATACGTACTTGCGCACCTGGTTGGCCACCAAAAAGCCCACTCTCAAAGCCAGCAGCTACAAAGATTATAAAAACACCATTGAGGGTAAGCTGATCCCTGAGTTCGGACACCTGCTACTGGCAGAGCTAAAGCGTGGCCACGTACGTGATTGGGCATCAAGCCTAACCTGCAGCAACAAACGAATATCGAACCTCATTAGCCCACTGCGAGCAGCGCTGGATGATGCCATGCACGATGAGATGATTGCAGGCAATCCCCTAGCAGGCTGGCACTACCGGAAAATAGAACCGCCCAAAGAGGTGGACGATATCGACCCGTTCACAGCCGAAGAGCAAGCGGCGATCCTAGCCGCTCTCCCCAGCGACGGCTTCCCGTTGATTCAGTTTGCACTGTGGAGCGGGCTACGCACATCGGAGCTGGTCGCGCTGGAGTGGGGAGATATCGACTGGCGGCAAAAGCGCTGCAGGATCACACGGGCAATCACCCAGGCTTCAAAGGGAGAAGCGGAAACCACGAAGACCACGGCAGGCACGCGTACCATTGACCTGCTGCCCCGCGCTTTGGAAGCACTGAAAGCGCAGAAGACACTCAGCTACCTGCACCCCAGCGGCCGCGTGTTCCTCAACCCCCGCACAGGCGAGCCATGGACCGGCGATCAAGCGATACGCAAAACACTATGGACCCACGCACTGAAACGCGCTGGCGTCCGGTACCGCCGTCCCTACCAAACACGGCACACCTACGCGAGCATGATGGTCAGCGCTGGCGAGCCACTCGCGTGGGTATCAAAACAGATGGGGCATACCAGTGTGGTGACCACGGCGCGGATCTATGCGGGGTGGATACCGACGACGAATAGCCAGGCGGGGATGCTGGCGGATAGGAAGTTTACTGACACCGATAGTCAGCAACTTGTCAGCAATTCTAACTAAGTTACTGTTTTATATGATTAGGTCGCGGGTTCAATTCCCGCCGCCTCCACCAGACACCCCTACAAATCAAGCACCTACGGGTGCTTTTTTTTGCCTGTCGCCTGAGAATGGCCTGTTTAGGCATAGCTTGGTCAGTTTTTTGGTCAGCTTTTCCAGCCTACTTACTGACGCCTTCCTCACTAGCGTTCGATAACACGCTGGACACAGTGCTGCGAGCACAGCGCAGCCTAACCTTCCAAACACGCTTCAGCTGTCACATAACTCCCATCAACCCCATAGTCACCACTAGAGGGGCCGCGATTGGCTTCGTGAAAGCACTCGCGGCGCTTATCTTCGGGATAGTCGTTCCATATATTGAAGACGCGGCTGCCCGCCTTGCGCTGCTCTTCTACGCAGGTGATGAAGTCGCTCTCGGTTTGGTTGCCTGCAGTCAGCTCATCCCAGCCGCAGGCGTCTTCAATGTTAAATATCGGGTATTCAGCATCATTGGCCTGCGCAGTCATCGCAAAAGCAGTGCTACAAAGCGCAGCCGCCATTAGCAGTCGTTTCATTATGTCCCTCAGATCAAAGAGAAACGTCGATCCAGACGTTGTGACGACCACGACAGCGGTTTAAGCGAAGTTTGAATGTAGGAGATTGCTGATATGCTGTAAGAAATTGCTTACAAAAACATCATCTATATTTTAGTGAATGCTTAGTCATGCGCGCCGCATAACCACTCGATGATAAAAGGTTTTGCTAATACGCTGACGCCCGCCTAAAAACCAGTAGTCACGGTCATAGGTATGCACCCCCTTGCCTTCTAGCGGCGATAAAATAGCATGCGGCTCCCAATCTTTACCCAGCTCATCCGTAAATGCCAAATCTAGCGTAACGCTTCGGGTGCGTCTTGGCTCGGCATCATACGGCCAGAAAGCTGCCGTGGTGAAGATGATCCCAAAGTCACCGGGATTGATGCCCTGTGAAACATAATTGTACACCCTGTCAGATTCCAGCGATTCATGCTCACGATAACTTAGTGCCGTCTGCCCCTTCCCTACAAGTTGTCCACGGTACACAGTGCCAGCAAGTGATATATCGCTTGATAGCTCAACATGCGGGCGAATTGCTGTCCAGTTTCTATCTCCAGAAACGCCGCTGGCCTCTACTCCCACACCATAAAGCGATAGTAAGGCGCTAAATGTAGAAGAGTCGCCCCAACGACGACGAAAACTTACAGGTCGAAAATCGACGGTGCTTGTTGTTAAAGGGCTTGCGACATTAGCGACTGTTCCTGCTGGGATTTCTGACTCTTTCGTTGCTGCTGCTACTGGTTGAGCAAATTCGCGACCGTAAAAAATGCACTCATCAAGTTCAAACGTAAGCGCGTAATTAGCCATACAAAGCGGCCCCCAAATGCCATCAGGTAATGCGGCGGGCACGTTACTGACAAACCCGTCGCTCATGTTTCTTTCAGCCTGAAAGTCAATAGAGCAGGGTATTAGCATAATCGCGTAGTCGCATTGCCTTGGCTCTTGCTCAAATCCCACCACTGTCGGGCCTTCTACATTGCCTGCAAACGCCACTAGCACGCGATCACCCTGCTCGAACGCCTCGCCGTTGCAGTCCATGTAGAGGATCGGCACGCCGCTGTAGCTTGAGCGGGCGTTGACGCTGAGCGCCTGCTGGCTGCTGGTGGCGGCATCTAGCGTGATCGAGCAGGTGTCACCGTCAATGCTGGTGATGGTGGCGGTGCGGTAAGTGGGGCGCCACTTCTGCCAGCCCGGTTTCATAGCCAGATTATAAAACACGCTGGCGGGCGTACCGGCTAACGCGGGCTGCATGGCACCATCGGCGGTGGCGCTCCACTGGTTCGCGTTCTCAAACCCCGGCTTGATGATAACGTTGCCAACTTCCCCAGGCACTTCGGCGGTGGCTACCTCACCGGTTAGATCGTCGGTGTAGTCTGCGCACCATGCCTGCATTTGCCGCAGTGGTGGCAGAGAGTTAATGCGGGCCACCAGGGCTTGATCGGCAGCAATGCGTAGCTCCTTTGAGCGATTTTCTGCTCGCAAGGCATCTCGCTTGCCCGCTGATTCCAACAACTTGCGCGCAAACGCATCAAGGTCAACGCTAGAGCCACCCTGTTCAGCCACCTCTTGCTGCCACTGCTCGATGGCGGCATTTTGCTCAAGCGCGGCTTGGTCTACCGCCTGCTGCGCGGCTTGAATTTTCGCGTCTAGCTGGTTCACTTCGGCGGTTAGCGTTTGGATGCGCGACTCGGCCTGCTGCTTGGCAGATTCGGCACGCTCGCGGGCCTCAATAATTTCAATCGTGTAGCGCCCCTCGCCGTGGGCCTGCAGGATGCGTGCTTTACCCATTGTCTGCCTCGTAAGCTTCCATTGCCGCGCTGGTGGCGTTCACAAAATACTGGATTTGCCCGACCTCAAACACAGAACCATCGCCATCTATCGCATAATTGCCGGGGCGTAGCAGCAGGTCGACGCTGCAGCGGATGCGGCGCACGCCTTGGTTGATAGATCGTGTCTGAATGCCTTGCAACACGCGCTGCCGGGGGGCTGCTTGCGGTAGATCGCCGTAGCCACTAAGCGTTAGCGTGTAGCGGGCGGCGCCTTCATCGCTGCGGATTTGCTCTAGCGGGGCTTGGGCAATGGTTTCTAAATCGCTGAACTCGTCGGCGCTGGGGTAGTAGTAGCCAAGCTGCACCTGCATGGGCGCGCCGTACTCAAGCGCCGGTAGCACGTCGCTGCCCGCTGGCACGATGGCTTGCATGAATGACTTACCCGTTAGGCGCATGGTGGCTTGAAACGACGACATAGGCACACGCAGCTCGCCTATCTGCAGCAGGTACACTTCCACCCGTTCTAATGGGTCAAACAGCGCCCCTTGCGGGCCATCGTCGCAGCCGATGACCAGCGTACCGCCGCTCGCGTTAAGCGCCCAGCTACCCAGCGGCGAGCTATTTAGCACGCTGCCGGGTAGACGCTTAACAATGGGGATGCAGTCAATACCGCCCGCTGGCGGCTGCGCTGCACCCAGGGCACGGCTATTAAGCGGATCGGTGTTTAGCATTTACACCTCCATGACGTACCCGCGCACCACCACCTTGATTTTGTACGCCGTGCCGGTGCCTGCCGTTACCACCGCAACGCGCAACGCGGTGATGCCATCCGTCACAAGCGGGGTATGGGTTTCGCGCCCACCTACGGCGGTTTTAGTCACCGGCGTGGCTGCCAGGTAGGCGGCAGGGGTAACGTCATCCGGGCCAATCTGGATCTCTGGCGCACCGCCTGGGGTATCGGATTCCACCACGACAACATCAAAAGCGTCGGGTAGCAGCACCACATTAGCGGGCAGAGCCACTGACGCAAAGGCGGTTCCATCGGTAAGATCAAGCGCTGTCGTTGCTACCACCACCTGCATAGCCGCCTGCCGCGTAGCCGTGGGTGGCGGGCCAGCGAATTCGCCTGTTTGGTTGTAAACAGCAGGCACATAACTCAGCGCATTCAGCGCCAGCCCGCCCACGATATTGGTGGTCGCACTGCGCCCAATGGCAACGCTATAAGGCGGCTGGGCATTTGCTTCAATGCCTAAGGCAATCGCTTCAGGTGAAAGCACCGTGGCGCCCGCGCCCAACGCCGTGGCAGCAGGTGGTTGCGCCTGCGCGCCATCGCTCAGGGCGGTAGATTTCTGGCTGCCAACGGTAGTATTACGACCAATCGCGATACTACCCTCAGCGCTGGCAGAGGAGCCAGGGCCAATGGCAATGGACTCATCAATAGAGGCGCTGCCCAGCAGAGCAATAGCGCTATCGCCGTCCGCTTGGCTGCCATAGCCTAGCGCCAGCGCGCCTATGCCGCTGGCATAACCGAAAACGGCCAACGAAGATTGCCCATAGCTCGCGCTACCATCACCAATCGCCGCGGTCGATTGGCCGTAAGCACTGCCGCCCGCTAACGCCAGCGTCCCATCATCATAACTGACACTGCCCTGGCCAATAGCAGTGGTGCCCGTTCCAAACGCGCCGCCGCCCGCCAAGGCGAGAGAGCGCACCCCGCCGGATTCCGAACCATCCCCAATCGCCACGCCGAGCGGGCTGTTAGCCTGTGAGCCAGCCCCAATAGCAACAGCGCCCGGCGCATTCGACGCCGCCCCCGCCACCAACACCAACGCGCCGCCCCCGCTGAGAGCGGCATAAACACCACCCGCCAGCGCCACTGCTGCGCTACCAGTGGCAGAAGCCCCGGCGCCAAACGCCTGAGCACCAACCTCAACCGCTTGCGCGGCGGCAAACGCTTCGCCATTTTGTTCATGCGCGGCACCTAATGCGACGGCGCCACTCGCGCTAGCAGGTGTCAGCCCGCCCACGCCCTGCAAAAAGGCTTCCAACATGCCTGCCGTTAACCGCGCTTCCGCCCCATCACCCGCCGTAAACGCGGCAGCCGTGGAGCCTTCCTTGGCGCGCGCGATCGTCACCATCGGCGGTGTGGCAGCCGTGGCATACACCACTTCCCGCTTGGCTTCATTGCCCTGGCTATCGGTGGCAAACAGCGTTAGCGCTACCGCATCAGCGTTTCCGAGCAGAGTGGCGATAACGTCCGCACCAGTGGAAAGCTCTACCTCGGTGGCGGTGTCGGTCAACGGGGCGGCGATTTGCGCGGCGAAGTTGTTAATAAATCCAAAGCGCATGGTTACGCCTCCTGGGTAATCAGAATGATGAGCTCTTGGCGACGGTCGACAAACTCGCTGGGGATGCCGATAAAGCAGCCATCGGGAATCGAGAGCGTGACGCTGGCGTGAATCCGCACGAGGCGGCGGGCTTGGTCGATCACGTCACGCGGCAGCCCTAAGAGCGATAGCGTTACCGTGCGGTCGCCGGGGCTGTGGCCTCGGTTGGTAACGGCTACGCCGCCATCCAGCGTGCTAACCCGGCTAACCCTGCGGTTAACATCGCCCAGGGTCGTGCCGTCGCGGTGCGGCAGCAGCAACGCCCCGCGCGGGTCGTAGCTCCGCGCGGCTAATCCGATTAGATACATAAGGTTTCTCGCTAAGAGGGGAACGGCGGGATTACAGACCGAGCAGGAACTCGGCACCCTCGGCATTGGCGCGCATCTGAATTTTTTCCAGCACTTGCCACATGATCATTTCCAGCGCGGGTTCTAAACCATCCGAGCTGATTTTGATAAGCCCGTCGCCGCTCTGGAGCGCTCGGGTTCTCGCGTTTAGGCTCTTAATTTGCGCGTCGATGAGCCTTTCCTGTTGGTCGGCAGCCTGCTGTTGGATCTCCAGTTGCTGCTCGATAGCGTCGCGGGCGGCGAAGCGATCGCCAAGGCTGAGATCCCCCAGCGTGCCAAACATGCTAGAAGCAGCGCTGGCCGTAGAGCTAATTGTCTCGCTGGTGGCGTTCAGAATCGCTTCCACTTTCTTGGCGTCGGTTTCCATCCTGGCAATTTGGAAATCAACGGCGAACTCCATGTTCTTGATGCGCTCGTTGCTGGCCAGCTCCTCAAGCGCCAGGCTTTGATCCAGCACCGCTTGGCGGGCTTTGAGTATCGCTTCCTCGCTGGATAGCACCTCACCTGTCAGCGACTCTTGCCCCTGAGCTGCCTCTAAACTGCCGTCCCTTAACTCCAACAAAGCAGCGGTCAGGTCGCGGTACTGCTGTTCGTTAATGTCGCCATTGTTAAACGCTTCTTGCACGCGAGAAAGCGCGCTGCGGATCTCTTCGCTGGTGGCGGTAATGGAAGCGGTTCCGCTACCCAGCGCGGTAGCTGCCTCTGACAGGGTGCCGGGCAAATCAACGATTTGATTCACCAGCGGGCTATCAATAGCGGATAACCCATTGCGCAACTGCTCCCCCGCACTAGCCACACCTAACGCGGCCTCTACCGCCGCGTCGCTAATGCGCTTCACCTCCTCCGCGCTCTCCCCGCCGATGCTGCCAGCAGACTCTGCCACCTTGACGGCAGCCGCCACCGCCGCATCGGAAAGCTGTACAAAATCGGCCTCTGCCTCGCTACCCCAGCCGAAATACTGCCGAATGGTTTCATAACCAGCGGCGATGTTCTCCACGTTGAAGATGGAGAACTCATCACCCTGGATGCCTTCAATGTTCTCAAGATCGTGGTTAATCTTCTCAGCTAGGGTGATGGGCTGTTCATTAAAAGCGCGCAGTCTTTCTTGCGCATTAGCAAACGCTTCGCCCAGCTCAAAGGCGACAAAAGCAAGCCCAGAACCACGGCCTAGCAGTTTCATCAGGCTTTCAGAGCGAGTGATGGCCTGCGCTAGCACGCCGCCAGTACCAGCCAGCGCCCCTATCGCAGTGGTCAGACTGCCGATAACCGCGACGCTTGGCCCTACCACCAGCGCAGCACCACCAATCACGCCTAGCCACTGCTGTGTATCGTTATCTAGCTCGGTGAACGCCTGAATCACCGGCCCCATTGCTTCCGCAACGCCCTTGAACACCTCGATAGTGCCGCTGGTGAATTCCGAGAGCGAGCGGAAGCCGCTGCCCAAGCCCTCAATCACGCCTTGCAGGTCTTCGGCGGTGATCTCGATGTTGCCTAAATCACCAAACAGCGCTTCTAGCCCGTCTGCAAAACCGCTGTAATCGGCATTTTCCAGCGCCTCTGGCAGCGCATTAGCCACCTCAAGGGCTAAGCGCTCAATCTGTTTGAGGTGGCCGTTCAGCTCTTCAAACAGCGGATCAAGCGCACCAGCAGCAACAGCACCATCCATCTGGCGGAAGATCTCGCCAATGGCGTTGTTAATGCCAGTCATTTCCGTTAGGAATTTACCGCCGATGGTGGCGGCCATGTTATCGAAGGCGGTGGCGGTTCGTTGCGCCGTGCGCTCTGCGGTCGCCAGCGCAATAGCTACCTCTTCCGCCACGGTGCTGGAATTCTGCATCGCGGCGGCTACGTCGATGTTGCCGCGCTCCAGCGAGCCGAGCACCTCCACCATTTTGGATGACTGCTCGATGCCAAATAGCTGCTGAGCAACGAACAACTTCTCAGCGGCTTCCATGTCCTGAGTGGCCGCCGCCACGTCTTTAAGAATATCGGTACTGCTGCGCAGCACGCCATTCGAGTCACGCTGAGCAATGCCTAGACGTTCAAGCGTTTCAGTGACCGGCGCGGTGTCAGCCCCTAGTTGAAGCAGGCCGGTGCGAAGCGCGTTGGCCGCCTCAGGGCCAGATCGGAATACCTCAATCACCGGAATCAGCAATTCAGCCGTTTCCTCAAAGCTCAGCCCCAGCGTGCTGGCGATGGGCGAGAGCATTCCCATACCCTGAGCCAACTGCTCAACATCGGTGGCATAGGTATTGCTCGATGCGTTCAGCACCTCCAGCAGTTGATTAGCCTCACTTGCAGGGGCCTTAAAGCCTTTGAGCGACTGCACCAGAATCTCGCTGGCCTGGGCGGCTTCAACATCACCAGCAATGACCAGATCCAAGCCGTTTTTCACCAAGCCTAGCGACTCAGTGGCGGTAAAACCGGCCTGCTTGTAGTTCGCCATGGACTGAACAAGCTGATCAGCCGACACGCCATAAGCGTTGGATAGCTCGTTCAGCTCAGCGGCGTAGCTCTCTGCCGAGCCGTCACCGTCGCCTAGCGTCTTTTGCAAGTCAGCCAGCGCCGCCTCGAACTTGGTGGCTTCGGAAATCGCCTTCTGCCCAAACGCCACCGCCAGCGCGGCGGCGGCCACTTCTGCCGCCAGAATTGCTTTGGTTACGTTCGCCAGCGGTGCGGCCACCTGCTCCACCTCGCTGGTAAAATTATCGATCTTGCCGGTGGCGGACGTGATCCCCGCCCCCATCTGGTCCACGCCCTCAAAAATAATGGCGACGGTTCTTTCTAGGTCTGCCATGGCTACCTCTTAACTAGAATGACGCCCACGGGCTATGCCTGGGCAGCCACGGCCCAGTATGAGAAAGCCCACTATGCGGGCTTTTTGAGGTTACGTTACTGTTGCTGCGTCAACGTGCTTTGCCTGCAGTCGGCAATTTTGGCGAGCAAGCCGACAAAAGCTTCGCGCTGCTTCGAAGGGGCCAATTGGCTTGTTTAGAATTGCAGCCCTCCAATACCAAGAAAAATTGAGAGGCCAGTTGAAATATGAATAAAGAACCAAACACAGCGAATCAACAGCTATTAAGCGACTTGAACAGGTGGGACTTAGCAACACCCTCATCCCGTTCTAAATACGATTGCGCGATCACGCTTATCAAGTCTGCTATAGAAAAGCATCACCCACTCGCTTTTTCATTAGGCACTTATTTCGATAGCGAAATGGACGAAAAGCCTTGGCACGCTATCATGTGGCCATCAGCATTTCAGGACAGCGCTAAAGGCTTGCGCGTAAAATGTAACGTTGAGCATCTAGGCGAATCGCCCTTGATAAGTGGCGCAGAGCAAATGCCTGGAAGTCGGATCATATTGGTTTCAGCAATTGACGCAATATGGCTGGTTGAGTAATTAGCGCTGAAACTGGGCGGGACGTTGTAAAGCGTTTAGCTCAGCTTCCAAGCAGAGCTTGAGCATTGAATAAGCTCCTCCCTCTACTGATCTAGCAAAGTCCGCGCATTCTTCTTTCATCCCGCCATTAACTTGTTGGTAGAGGTTAGCGGCAGCATTGTATGCCGCTTGCTCGGACTCGATGCATAAGTTGTACATTGAAGCGTTGCGAGCACCGTTATCCGATGCTGATCTAGCAAAGTCATCACAGTGTCTTTCGGTATCAAAAACAGGCAAGGATTGGCGCTGCTCTCTAGCACTGCGGACCTGTTCGTGACGCTGAATAACTCTATCTCTAGTCTCGATCTCAGGCTGGCTAGTAGTGCCAACTGGCTTTACCCTGCCACCCCGAATCTTAAGCACTGTTTCTTCAGCACCAGGTGGGCAGCGTGAATCCTGATACGCCACTTGCCCAGCTGCATTCACGCACTTAATAATATCGGCCTGCGCCGCCAGTGGCAGCGCCAGCAGCACTAGCCCGCTTGCTATCCCCCGCATCACCTGCCCCCTTTGCCTAATCCTCATTTAACCTAGCACATTATTGGAGGGTTCGCCCTTCTTGGCGCTGGCCGTAATAAAGGCCCCAAAGGTCTAGCTCTAGGTCGGTCAGCATGGCCAGCGGGAAAAGGTCTGGGCGGACACGAAACAAAAATTCGCCCTTCATGTCGCACAATTGAAGAGCTAGCTGGATGTCTGGGCGTTTGAAGAGCGCTTGGGCTTTCCCGGCTCGCTTCCCATGCCGGTCAGCGTGGTAATTTTGGTGGTCAGTTCGTAGAACTCCACGGGGTACGCTTCCGCCAGCTTGACCGCTACTTGATGTGAGCACTCCGGCGCAACGCTACCCATGGTCAGCAGCTCGATTCGGCGGGCCAGGTCATCAGGGACGCTGCTGCCGGTACCGATCAGCTCCCGGATGGCGTCGGTCACTTTCTCTGATTTGTCGGAGTTCAGGGCGTCGATCACGGCGTTCTTGTTGCGGTTACGGGCGCTGGCTTCGTTCACTCGTGCCAGCTCTTCACCGGTGAGGCCACGCACCCGCCACACCGGCACTTCGCCCTCTTTCGTGCCTTTGAACCACGCGGCTAGGTCTTTTACCGGCACATCTTCTTCCCGGCGCTTAAACGCTGCGCTGGCGAATTTATCAGCATCAAACTGCATGCGGCTCTCCTATCATGCGTACAAAAACCCCGGCGCGGGGCCGGGGTGGTGGCTTTCTCAGCTAGCGCGATTACTCAAAATCCGCCGTTTCTTGCTCGGCTGAGACGGTGCACGCGATGTTGACGTGATCGCCCGCCGGGTAGGTGCGGCCAATGCCCAAGATGCCTAGCGTGAGTGAGTGCGGGCTGCGGTTACGGTCTTGGTACCAACGGAACCATAGCCGCTGGTTTTTGAGGCGCACTAGCGGGTCGTTGGCGTTGCCCTCACCGTAGTAGGTGAACGACGCTTGCCCCAGCGAGCGGGAAACGCTGCCCAGCGTGCCGTTGTAGATCTCGGTGGAGTTCACGGAGTGGGAGGTTTCCGCCGGCACCCACGCGCTGGCACGGGGTAGCTCGGCAAAAATAGGCGTGTAACCGCGCACGCTAACCTTTTTCGCCACGCTACCGGTGTGAATCTTCGGCAGTTCAGTGGCAAAATGCACCTCGCCCACAGTGGGATCCGACTCCCAAACAGGGGCGTCGTAACGCTCCTGGTGGAGGCCTACCACCTGATAGATCTGCGTATCAGACACCGGCGCGGCAACATCGCTGCTAACACGCACCTGCCCGATCTCGATGCTGTCCACCGGGATAAAGGGCGGGCCACCTGCGCTACCACGCTGCTCGGTAAATGTGCTGCCCTCGGTGCCCGCCACGGCCGCCAGCGCACCGCTTTCATCCACGGTGATGGAGGTAATCATGTGGGTAGCGGTAGTGGCGCGCTGAATGGTCACATCCGCGCTAGCCACATTCACTAGGCCATCCGGTTGAGCGCCTGAGGCGGTAGGCATGTACGCCGTAAGCGCAGCCACGGTGACGTTATCGTTTCCGGTACCGGCACGAATCGCGCCACCCGTCGCCAGCCCCCAGGGGCGCACCTCGGCATCGAAGCCCGCGCGGCCGCTCCACGGCGCAAACGTGGCTTCAAACACCATGGCATCGCCGGTGTCGCTTAGGTGTTCCCAATCGTTAAAGGATTGGCCGGACTCGTATTCCAGTTTGGGATTATCAGTGATCGCCACGGGCGTTCTCCTGTGTGGTGGTTAAAAGCCCGGCGAACGGGCATGAAAAAGCCCAGCGCGGGGCTGGGCTTTAAAGGGTTTGGTTTGTCAGTGTTGCATTGAGATAGCGATAACCTGGAATGGGAAGCGTGGAGCGAAAGACCTATGGCACAGCGTCCCAGTAAAAAATCGGCTTAGCCCCCTGCCTCTCACCACTAACGTCAGCGCGTGTGATTTGTAAGTTTATTTGGAACTGGTGTCCCGATGCCGTTAGCGGTGGCACTTGAGGTACGGTGACACCATCGAGCAAATTAACTACCCCCTCAGTGGGATCATTAATTTCAAACCTCTCAAGTCTTAAAAAAGAGTTGTAACCAGTGTGGTCAGCGATCAGAACAATGTCTTCATTTTCCACAAAGGCGTCACCAACACCGGCCAACCCGGCCAAAGCGTCGAGAAAATCTTGCTGAGCAGCGTAGCTGCCTGTTAGCGCTCGTACTTGGTGGGTGTCTGGTGCGGTGCGCAGTATGAAACCGTCTGTACCATTGAGTGCCACTCCGTCAGTTGTGTAACTAGCTACACCATTTATTCGGAGGCGAACTTTTTTATCATGCCCTACTACACTCGGCCCCCCTGTAGCGGGGTATTGGATACGCATGAACGTAAATCGGCGAGTGGGGTAGCCTCCACGCATGACAAAGTCCATATTAATTTCCAATGGGTTGTCAGTTAAGTCCCTGAACCTAAAGTCACCATCTATCCCTCCGTTAGTAGACTGCTGACCCAAGACAAAAAATCTTGTGGGGGTTTTCTTAAACGTAACTCCGGGGTTGAAATTAAACTCCGCAATCCAGCCCGTGTTTACCTGACAAGCAACTGACCGGTTATTGTCGTTGGCGGAGTGGCCGTAGCAATATTTCAAAACCTCGTATTCGTCATCCTGTGGCGATTTCGGTTGGATGTTTCTCGATACCCCCGCCCTAAAATCAGCAAAAGCTATAGTGTTGGCTGCAACACTGGCAAAGTCATCGACGTGCGAACCCAAGATATTGCCTTGAACCCATGTATCAGTGCTGGTCGCCAAATACGGGCTATCATTACGTATACCCAGTAGCACGCGGAAAGAAATGCCAAAACCATCACCGTCCTCAGTTGGCTCAGTCAGCCACCCAGGGTTTTCTAACTCAGTGTTATCCAGCGGGTAAAAAAGCTCTACATCTTGCCACCCGGCATCAGAAACGTGTAGCTCCCTCGTAAAACCTCTGCTTCTGCTCCAATTTAACGCCGTGACTGAGTATGTAGCCGAATGATTTGAATTAACCTTGAACTTTAAGTAAACGCCCCCGGCGCTGCCTATCTCTGCAACCCTTTCCGGCGGTACGATCAGCCTAAAGTGGTGGTGGTAGGCAGCATCACCTGTTGCATCAATGGCTCCTGGATTATCAACCACAAACTTTAATGCTCGGCCAACCGCGCCGGGAGGTAAAACCTCTCTCTCTAAAGCTAGTGTGTTGCTGGTCTCCTCATTCATGTCATACGGCGCGCCCCCCCAACCGTAAAGAACGGCGTCAGCTACAATGTCTCGCTGCATCAACAGTGGTTGCGTGCTTGCCCCTTGCCAGAAATGATACCGGTCGTACCTGAGGTGGCCGTTTATTAACAAGTTCTCAGACGGCTCACGTTCACGCTCCCACTCACCAAGCCTAACTTGCTCATAATACTGCGGGTGAGGGTCGGCCTTCGCTTCGTGCTGGGTAACGACCTTAGCCGCTGATTTCGCGCCCTGCTCAGACTTCCAGAGGCTCATAGCGCCACCTCCCAGGCACTGGTGCCGGTGCTAACTAGCCGCAACGCTGTAATACCGCCTAGGACCGCATCAGCGCTGGCGGCGGTTACATCACCAGCGGGCCATGGGTGCCAAGTAGCCGTATTGTCTTCAATAGCGCTATAGCTGCTTAGGCTGTATTCGACCCGTGCCGATGTGCCTGGGGTGACCGCTACAGCAGCATCACGGCCAACAGCAGGGATGATAAGAGGCGCACCGGCGCCATCCGTTACTGTTTCGGTATGAAACCAGCGCACATCGGTGCGGCTGGGCAGGCGCTCGCTGCGCATCTCTTGGTACATGGGGAAGTCCTCTTATTGAAGCGCCTACTGCGTGTACGGGTCGCCAATGCGATGCGACCAGCGCACGGCTAGCACCAAGTCAACGCCGATAATGTCGCTTCCTTCTTCGGGGTAGTAGATGGTGCCGCCTGCGTAGGCCATATCTTCAGCCAGCCCGCCCAGCGTGCGGTCGTTGCCAGTGGCCTCGGCAATCAGCGCTGCCAGAATGGTGTTGCCCTGGGTGCTCCACTGGCGATGGTCGCGGTCGGCCTGGTGCACGGTCTCCACCGTCACTTCGGTGGTAACGTCCACGCCGCCATAGCGGTTGCGCTCCACGTTGCCATCACTGCCGTCCCAGATGCTGCGGGCGGGCAGCGTGTCAATGATGCTGTTGGCACGCTCAGCGTTCAGCCGCGCCGCCAGGGCGGCGATGATCTGTTCTCGAATAGGTAGGGACATATCACTGCCGTTTGAGTAGTCGCTCTGCCTCATAGCCCATGCGCTGCATTAAGCGGTTGCCGCTAGGGGCTTGCAGGTCGTCTTTAACATCGGTGAACACCTGGGATGTGGAAGGGCCGTACAGCACTTTCAGCCCTTCGCTACGCCCCAGGCCGGGGCCGTACTGCGTGCGAATGGCAATGGCCTGCACGCCGTTAGCAAAACGGATGAAGAACGCACCAGGCATGCGCTTCTTGCCGCCGGTCGGCTTTACCTGAACACCAATATCCCCCTTCTTGTACTGCCGATGGGGGTAACGGGTCAGCAGCGTTCCGCGCGCGGGCGTTTGGATCGCGCCGTTCAGGCTGTTAATCGTCGCCCGCTTAATCTTCAGCTTTTCCCGCACGTAGCCCGCTTTGAGCTTGACCTGCTTACGGATCTCTTTGCTGGCCTCGGTACGGGTGACGCCCAACGTGTGATTGATGGCACGGCTCATGGCGCGCGGTGCGCCATTTTTGATGTGCATCAAGTCGCTTTCGATACGGCGGATCGCCTGCTTATCAACCGTGATCTTAATGGGGCTTATGCTGCTCATAATCGCTCCGGAGTCACGACCCACGTGACCAAGTAACCGTCATCGCGGGCTTTCTGGCCTAGCCGCCAGCCCTGCCCCTTGAGCGTCACCACATCACCACGAGCACCCGCGCCAAGCTGGTTGGTGTAGCCGGTTAACTCAGTGCGGGCCTCCATGATGACGCCCTGCATGCCCGCCACCGTGCGCTCAATGTCGCGGTTAAGAATCACGGTGACAGTCGTGGGTGTGCCGTTGCGAGGTGCAAAGGTGGCCGGGTCTCCGGCCTCCTCCAGTATCTCCCGTGTGCCCTCGCGCACTTCGTCATCGAAGACGCTCATTACTCGTTGCCCGAGCCTTGTGGCGCTGGCTCGTCTTTTGGTTCGCTGACAGAGGCTGGGGCGATGATGCCAGCATCCACCAGGCGCTTTTCTTCGGCGGCATTTTTGGGTTTGTAAGGCTGCCCGCGCTTTGCGAGGACTTCAGAGCCTTTTTCGATTTGCCCGCGAATCACAATGTATTGCTTGGCCATGGGGCCTCCTGCTGATAAATGAGTAGTACAAAAAAACCCCGCGTTAAGCGGGGGTGGTTAAGCGACTTTCGCGTAGACGAACGCGTCTGGTTCATGGAAGCCTGGTAGCGGTGCCGACTGCATCATTAGCCAACGCACGCCCGCATCATCGTCAATCCAGCTTTTCGGGTAGCGTGCCACGTCAAACATGCCGCCTTCGATCGCTGCCATATCCTGAATAGCACCGTAGAGCATGCTGCAGCGCGAACTGGTAGGGCCAACGATCAAGCCGCCCGCCGGGATCATTGGCGCTTCTTCGCCGCCCTCAGCATCGCTGGGCTGGTACCACTCTTCATAGGCGTAAAGATCCATGCCGGGGTCATTTAGGTAGCCAAGGTAGGTGACGCCATCCGGCAGTTCTTCCGGGCGAATCATTCCCAGGTCTACGCGGCGCGTATTCAGCTTTTTGAGGACGATCTCATTGCCCATAAACGCATCAGCAGCCTCAGAACTCATGACGCAGGCGTTAGCGGTGCGACCTGACTTCTTGGCGATGCGGCTCTTGTATTTTTTCAAGTCTGCGATCGGGTCGGCTGTTGCCTCAGACCACTGCACCGCCTCCGTCACCAAGTGCTCATCGTCCATTTGGAAGTCGACGATATCGTCTACACCCTCACCTTTGACCGGTACCGTGCCCGTGGTGAGCGCTTGAGCGCGCATCCACTCTTCACGGCGACTGATCTGGTCATCCAGGTCTTCCATGTCGCGAGCCAACTGGTCACCTGCGCGGTCCAGCGGCGTCCGTTCGGAGTAGATGTGCTCACTTGGCTGGCGTTGATTCAGCAGCATGCCCGCATTGGTTTCCAGCTTTGGCTTCACATAGGCGGGCTTATAGCTACGCATCACACTACCAGAGCGATCCACAATAACGCCGGGGCGATTTGGACGAACAAACGGCGCCATCTTGCGGTTGCCCTTGATGATGTCGATATCCACGTGGGCGGTGGTGAAGTTCACCGGTTCGGCACCAAAGAAGATTGTGCCCAGGAAGCGGCGGCTGGGCTTCATCTGCCGAATCGCAGCGAGCATCGTGCGTGTTGCAAATAGGTCCATGGGGGTACTCCGTGATAGAAAGGTGGTTCAGCTGGCCAGCTTGGTCGAATAGGCGCTGACGATTAGCCGTGAACGAACAGGCTGAACGGGCGCAATGCCTTGCGAACTGAAGCGACGGTATGACCATCGCCCAACGTCAGTGCCGAGGCGCGAAGGTCGCCAGTCAGCATGGTTTCAGCAGGTACGGCGCCTTCGGTAGCGTCAACAGCTTCCCAGAGCACTACGCTGGGCTTTTCACTGCCGTCTCCTGCTGCAGCTTCACTCAGCTTGAACTCTTTACTGGCAGTCACTTCACCTAGCACGCTGCCCGCCGCTAGCACCTGCCCTGCTGCGATCGTGACCGTGGCGAACCGGCGTGGAAAATCACCGGCAATCAATAAGCCCATCTGGGGATGAGCGGTCTGTGTTGTACTCGGCATGGAATGTCTCCTCTACAGCGCTTGTAGCGTTTGGGTTACTGGGTTTTCCAGCGGCGCGAAATAGCGGATACCGCCTGTTGCTCTTCATCAGCCTCTTTGCTGGTCTTCGGTGGCGTCGCTGGTGGTGCCTGGGTGCTATCACCCTGCATGCCTGCTAGCGAAACACCGCGATCCTGGGCGGCCTTGAAGAGAGAGAGGCCGGTCGCCTCTACGCTGTCGCCGTTAACCAGCGCAGCAGCCACTTCTTTTTCAAAGCCAGGCATTGCCAGCGCTTGAATGCCCATGCACCGCTTGCGCTCTGCCTCGGTGGCATCAGCCCGCACTTTCTCGACATCCACGGTGTCAGCGGCGGCGATTTGAATCGTCTTGGGGTCGGTACCGGCTTCGATCGCGGCCTGAAGCTCAGCGGTGGTTTTCACAGTCGTCATCATGACGCTCCTTGTAGTGCTAGTTGGTGACGTTGAGCCCGCAAGTTCGGCAATTAGGCTCTCTAATGAACCGAGGCGGTCGGCCATGCCGGCCTCAACGGCAAGCGCGCCAGTGGCGATACCGCCCTGGCGGAAACGGTCGTTGACTTCTTCGCGTGGAATATTGCGGTTGCGGGCCACTTTGTCGAGGAACACGGAGGCCAGCTCATCGGTGCGGGTTTGTAGTTGGGCGCGCCCCGCTTCCGTTTCCATATCTGGTCGCTTGTTGGGTGCATTGCTGGAAACAATCTCATAGCTCTTCTCGCCAGGGCGGTCTTCTCGCTTACGCAAGCTAAGCACCACGCCCACGCTGCCCAGCTGGGCAGTGTCGTCCACGATCACTTCATCAGCAGCGCTGGCTATCCAGTACATGGCACTGGCGGCTTGCCCGCCTACATAAGCCTTGATTGGCTTGGTGCCACGCGCCTGGTAGATCATCTCGGCCAGTTCGTTAATGCCTGTGGCTTCGCCGCCAGGGCTGTCCGCGTTTAGGACAATGGCTTTGATCTGCGGATCATCCAGTGCGGTTTGAATATCCGTCGCTAGCACCTGCGTACTGGTGGCACCGCTGATCTCGGTGAAAAGATTCGCATAGCGAAAGATGGGGCCAGTGACAGGAATGACGGCTACGCCATCGCGAACGGTGACGTTGCGGGTGTTATCCAGCGAGCGGCCCAAACGGGCTTCCAGTGCTTGAACGTCACCCTGGCGATCCGCCACCGCCATCAGGCTATCTAGCGCGTCGCCAGTCATCAGCCACGGGCGTGACGCCGCCAGCTCAAAAGCAGTGCGGGGCATAAGCGGCTCCTAAGGGTTAGCAATGAAAAGCCCGCACAATGGCGGGCTAGGTATCTTCGGTTTCGGTGGGCGACTCTTGCACTTTGCCGCCTACATACACAGGAACGCCGTTATCGCGTTTCCACTTGATTTCTCGTGCGCGGTCCTGGGCGATGTCGCCCCAGTCTTCGCCGTGATGCGACATGGTTTCCAGCGTTTCGTTGCTGGTACCGTTGGCGATGCGCTCGGTGGCTGCTCTGGCGTCTACCAGCTCATTTAGTGAGCCCATGGGCTCCCCGATCCAGATCGCGCGCGTATACGCACGGCGTTTGGCGGGGTCGCGGTAACCGGGCAAATTGATCATGCCGCTAGCCACCATCTCATCAACCACCAGGTCATAGGCGGGTTGGCACCATTGCGTCGTCAAATGATGGCGACGCTGCCGAATAAACTTCCATAGCTGATTGAAGGCAGCGCGGGCTGCGGTGTAGCTTGTGCTGAAGTGCATCAGCACCACTTCAGAGGGCTGGTCCAGCGCCGCTCCAATCTGTTTCACCACCGCCACAAAGAATGGGTCGAACTGAGCGTTCGGCCTTGCAGGGTTGATCGGTACCGGTTCAGCGCCTTCCTCTAAATCCCACACCGCGCCTTCACCTAACGCAAGGCTGTCGCCTTCAGGCTCGTGGCTGCGTTCGCTCTGCACCACGGGGCGCGATGGTTTATTAGGGTCGTTGCTCTGTTCATCCCATAGCGTGGCACCGCCCAAGCCCGGGTCATCCTCCTCGTTTCTTTCATGCTTGATGGCCACGGTGAACATCGCGCTGATAACGGCTGCAGTCAATTCTGCCTGACTGAACCGCTCCAGTTTTTGAAGCGCTTCCAACACCGGCGCGAGATAAGGCACGCCACGCGTGAGCCCAGGCCGATCTTTTTCGTTCATCAGGTGCAGAATGCGGCGGCGGCCGGTCTCGGCACCAAATACGGGCACCCATTCCCACGTTTGCTTTGTTAAGTAGTCATTTGGGTACCCATCGCACACGCGCACATGGGTTGGCTTTCCCAGCCTACCCACACGAATGCCGTCAATTTCATTGGCAGTATTCAGGTCAGCTAGTGGGTTGCCTACGCGCTCGGCTTCTACCAGCTGCAGCTTCAGCTCAAACAATCCGCCGGGGTGGCGCTCCATAGGCGTGAAACCAAACACATCGCCGCTGACCAGTGCGCTCACAAACGCCAAACGCTGCAAGCTATAGAAATCTAGCGTCGCTTCGGCATCGCATTCAGTGGGGCTTTCAGCCCACAGTCGGAAATGACGTGCCAACTGCTCATTCAGCGCTTTGGTCTGCTCATCATTTAATCCCAGCGCTTCGCCATCCACGTTAGGGCGCACCGTCAGGCCCATGCCTACCACGTTGGTAGCGGCTCGGCTAATCGCGGCTCGGCCTAGCAGGTGATTGCGGTAAGCGTCGCGCGAGCGGCCAATCAGCGTTTCACGTTCACTGGTTGGCGTATCCTGCCGAGGGCTGCCCATGCCAGGAATCCAGCTCAGCATGCTACGCAGCATGCGGCTGGCCCCCCGGTGCCGGGTTTCGCTGCCTACGTTGGCACGCGATGCGGGCTGGCTGGACTTGAGCTTT